GCCAAGCGCATAGTATCATCGATGAACAATCTAGTAGCGTGTTGCCAGTTAGCTAACTGCCCTTTAGGTGTTAGCAGTCCTTCTCCTACGCCAGTAAGGAATCTTGTAAATTTATTTGCCATACAAATATTTATGCCACAAAAAAACCCGAAATATTTCCGGGCTCTTTTGATTCAAACGAATTATTATTGAGCGCCGGAACGTCCAGTAACTGCTTCGCCGATTGTACGTCCAACCACTGCACCAAGTCCACGATCTGTTCCAGCACCTGTAGCACCTTTGAACTGAACTGCGTTATCGAATGCAATTGTAAGAGCAACTGTTGCATGCTCGTTACTGCTGTATGCTAAATCACCGTAGTCAGCATTTTGAATATAAGCACCGTAAACTTCCCAACGCTCTAATACATCAGCGCCGTTGTTTCCGTTGCCACCGTCTAAAATTTCAATATTCATTTGGAATTTGTAGTCGATACCTGAACGTGCAGATGCTTGTTCCATAAAGTCAAATTGTTTCTGGATTTGCTGACCAACTGTTTTAGTAACTTGTCCAGATGCATCGTCTCTTAATGTTAATGTTAAGTTTTCGAAGGAGTACTTACCAGCTAATTTAACTTTTGAGTTATAAACATCTAATGTCATTTCTTCAAAAGAAACCTTTGGCCTTGTTACATCCTGCACCTGTTTAGTTAGTTCAACGCTGGATTCAACACCAAATCCTAACAAGCTCACTCTAAAGCGATATTTTAATTTCGGCATCAACAGCGATGTATTGCTGCCGCCACCTGCTGTTGGTACCGAAAATCTATTTAATGATGTTAGTGACATTTAAATCTCTCCTGTATTCTTGACACGTAATGGAATGTAGATAAACTCTACTGCTTTTACAGGTGTAATTGCAATATCAACATACAATTCGTTACGATCAATTGTTGATGGTAAATTGTTAGACTCATCGCAAACAACAGCGAAGTCATAGATAGCTCTTAAACCTACCAATTCTAACAACAGACTTTCTACAGCACCTTTAATTTCGTCACGTGTAATCTTATCATTTGGTTCAAAGATATATGGACGAGCAAGTTTGTTTAATTGGCTACGTAAGTAAACAACTAAACGTGCTACGTTAATTCTGTCTAATGCTGAAGCATTTCTTGCACGAGTTTTCTGACCGAACGCTACGTTACCAACACCAACAAAGAATGGAATTGGATTGATTTTTAGATCGTATAGTGTATCACGTTGACCTTCATTTAGCGCAACTGTTATAAATTCACCAGTCATGCCGTCTAGGTATCCAGTTGACGTTGCATTAACAATTCCGCCACGTCTTGTACCAGCCGGTGCAAACCATGGGTAACTAACTTGATCGCTAATTGCAATTGTTTTCAACATCATGTGTGATGCTGGAACAACTGCTGTTGTACCGCCTAGGTCAGTTGTAAATCCGTTTGGATAATACATTGCTGAGTATTCGTCATACGTAACAACACCAGCATCACCGTTGTCGGTAACCCCAGCAGCATTACTTCCCCAATTGCTTAGTGATGTTGCATCAGCTTCTAAGCGTAATGGTGTGTCAGCAATAACAAACGATGTTAGTCCACGGTCAATGTTTAAGTTAACCAAGTTACTGTATACTTCTGGATATCCAGGAGCAGAACTCAAGTTAAAGTTTCTACGTTCTGTATCACGAATTGGTAAGTTTGTATCGATTGTAGATTTCATAGCTGCAACAATAACTGCACGTTGCGCTTTGCGACCAAAACTTCCTGATCCGTCTTCTTGGTTAGGAGAAGCAGTAGTCCAACGATCTGGCCAGTATGTGCTCATGCTCACACCGCTCATACGCTCGTTGTCTGCTGTTGTGTCGATATAATTGTTGTTATATTTCTTAACGTTGCCGCCGCTTCTGCGTAGGTTCCATAGCAACATACCTTTTGGATATAGTGCTGGATCTGGAGCATCTGCATCTAAGAAGCTGCTTGATAGTAGTTCTTGGATCGACCCACTTGGTGCTGCTGTTACTGTTCCGCCGCTAGTGCCTGCACGAGCATCGGCAAACACAATACCTTCTTCTGTAGTTTGGTCAGTTTTATCAACTAATACCCAACGTAGTGCTTTGTTAGTAACACCAGTTAGTTCGTTGTTGTAACGATAGATAGTTGGGAAGTTTTCCATATCGGCAGTACTGATCCACAAATCGCCAGTTACAAAGTCGCCGGTGCCATCTGGTCTTGAAGTTGGTCTTGAAGCACTAACTACAGGCCCGTATGCGTCTGTAGTTGGGAAAGTAGTTTTATATCCTCTCCATGTAGTACCGTTATGAACCATAATATCAACTTCTGAGAAGTTGTTATTGTACCATAGTTGACCATCTGATGGCTCGTTTAACGGAGCACTTGCAGATGCACTGAATCCAATGATTGACAATGGTTGCCATAGTGATGCAACAAAATCATCAGGTGAGCCAACCGGTGCTGTGTAAAAATTAGCAGAACCTGACCATTGACCAGCTGAGTATGCTAGTGGAGTAAACAAGTCACCGATAACTGTACCAGTTACATCAGTTAATCTAAAGTCACCACCTTTCTTGTGATAAATTTGTAATTCATAATCTGCTGTCACACTAGCCTCAATGTTAGCCAATCCAGCAGCGTTAATTGCAGAAGCAATTAAAATAGCATCTTCTTCGTTGCCATTTAGTGACGCTGTTTGTACAGTGTAAGCTGAACTTAGGTCTTCTGAGCTTGTTACAGATTCTTTAATAGTAAATGTCTTAACTCCAGAACCTGCATTATTAGTAGTACTAATTACAGAAGATGTAATAACTGTATTACCAGTACCTGCTCTGCGGAATAAACGGAATGATGCTGAACTTAGCAATCCGTCTGGAGTAATATCATTAACGTCTGGGCTTGCATAGCTGAACTGCTCATCGCTATTGTATTGAACGTACACAGAATCTAATGCAATATTTTTGCCGCCACCTGTACGATCTAGATAATATAGTGCTGAACTACCGCTAGCATTTAATGATGCTGAGTATGCAATCCATGATTTGGTTGCAGCGTTATATCGCTTGGCTCTCCAACGTGATCCATTACCTTGTTCTGTTGTCTTGATCCAAATAGAACCTGTTGGATAACCTGCTACGGCGTTGCCGTAAGTTGCTGACGTTGCTGTATCGACACGCTTGTACAATGGTACTTGAGTGTGTGGAGCTAATGTTAATTTTGGTTGCAAGTATGTGCCGTTTGTAAATCCATTAGCACTTAATGTGCTGTCAGAAATAACAATAGCACCGCTCTTTGTAGAGTCGTCTGCACCTTCTGTTGAACCATTTGAATAGATGTATACCTTAGTTCCAGCATATGTTGCTGTCACGCCGGCAATGCTTGCATTGCGAATTGCTAGTGCAACGGTTTCTGGGGATGCGCTAGTTAAACCAAGTATCGGTGTTCCATTAATTTTAAATGAACCAGTTATAGATGTAAAGCTACCAGATACTAATGCTGGATGGCTAAAGCACCACTCTGGACTACCAACTAGTACCCAAGTACCTGCAGTGATTCCTGCTCCTGAATTACCTGGAGACTTGTAAAAAATTCTAGCTGCTTCTTTAGCATCATCATAATCGCCTGTACCAAACACAGTTTCAAATAGTACTGCATAGTCACCAATTGAACCAACTGATGCTTTTGGTGCACGACCGTACTCTGCACTGTCTTCAACTTTAACGATCGAATCACTATCAGTTAATACCAATGGAGTTTTTGTTGTGAATTTTTGGCCGCCATCTGCAACTAATGAGCTATTCCATTCCTGGATACCCCATGTTGAATTAGTAGTGTCTAACCACCACTGGCCGTCTGTTGGTTCTGCTCCCGGGGCTGTTGATGTCGGTGTTAATTCAGCTAAATCAACATCGGCACGAACGATAATTGCAGAATTAGATGATCCTAAATAGCTGTATGCTGCTAGTAATCCGTATTCGTTTAATTCGCTGCCGTGTACGGGAGATCCGCTGGCTGTTTTTTCGAAGAACGGAACACCAAATGTGTCCACAAGTTCTTTTTGGCTAGTAATCTTATATGCCTTGCCAATTGCTGCTTGGATGGTTGCAGCAGCGGTTGCTGTTCCTGCACCATTCGTTTTATTCATTTGGGTAGCTAACACAATTAACGGAGTTGTACCAGGTTCAG